GCTTGACCATATCGTTCATGACGATATTGCTGACCCTGACGCTTAACGCAGTGGTGGCATTCAGAGGGAGGGTGTCAGCAGATCGAACCTGGAACTGGCTGGTGCTTGACCAGACCAGAAGGTTCTCGTCGATAGGCAGCACCCACTGCAGATCGCTATTGACTTCACTGACGCAGTTAGCAGCGAAGGCGTCCTGATCAGTCAACGCCAATACGCTGTCCTGGAAATAGTTGTAGCTGTCTCCTACCTCGCTGAATTGAACAGTCTCACCGCCCACTAGGACGTAGCGCTCACGGAAGAAAACATGGTCGCGGATGACCTTATCAACAATGTCAGGATTAGGGCAGGTCTTCTCAGTGCCTGTTGACCTGATTCCCCATTCAGGGAATTCATATTCAATTTCACCAATGGTGCGGGTTTCTCCGTCAGCAGGGCCAATGAAGAGGGTGTTGACCTTTTCGCGTTTGACGTGAACAGGCAACGTGTTGTCATTCAGTTTGAAGGTGATGCCAGGTGCTGTGCATTCAGCCCATGCACCCTCACCGATACCAGTGTCTGGATCAAAGCTATAAACAATGGCGTCTGATTTTCGTGGAGACAGCTGCTGGCCTCCTGCCTCTAACACTGGGCCAACGCTTTCACTTGAGATCACAAGCAGCTGATCATCTGCTGAGGTAATAGTTACCTGGCAGCTAAATAATTCGCCAACGTCTCCTTCAACCAGTGTGTAAGTTGCACCCGTTTCACCATTGCTCCACAGATATTCATATTCGTATGGTGAGTCGCCACCGCTGGTGACTGGCTCACTACAGGTCAGCTCTTCCCCAACAGTAAGAGTGCCGCTGATCGTTGGCCTTTCTGCTTTCAGAGGATTTTCTACAACGCTGTTCCGTGTTGTGAATTTCACCCACCGATCATCAACAGTTGTAGCCGGGTCGCTATCGATGTTGACGATGTATCCGTTAGGGGCTTTGGTAGGCAGCTCAGACAGGAAGCCAACCTTGTCAGTGAAAGCAATCGCGAGCGCATTGCTGCGACTGTCATTCATGCTGATCTCAAATTCATCTTCATCGTCTCGCTTGATCTCAACGATGTAATCGGAGACCTTGGATTGGAAGCCTTTAATGGCGTTGATTTTTGTGTTGAGCTGTGCCGCGACTTTTGCCGTGCTGATGTCGTTGTCGTCGTCAGTGGCTTTAGGCAGCTGAACAGAGCCAACGTTGATGCTTTTGTCCTTGTAAAACAGAGTCACTTGATACTTGGCCTGATACTGCACAGCCATGACAAAGATCATTCCGACGTTCTCCCGCTCAGGAGTTATCTCGTCAGACATCCGAACAGTCTTTGTTCTGTTCAACAGAGAGCCAACGCCTGATGCTGAATTGATCAGTGAATAGTTGGCAAACAGTCGCGGGTTGCCATCAGCATCAAACGGTTCGGACCATAGGTAGCTGGTTTGATCAATGACAATCGTGCCGTCTTCCTGCTGAGTCAGCCCTGTGCCATGAATGTCTGGCGTCACCACTTCGCCAGTGATATTCCGAACAACCAGCTTCAGGTTCTTTGTTGTCTCGTAATCAGAATCAGGAAACAGCAGGAAGCCATAGACCTCACGCTGGCCTAGTTGCAACATCTCCAGATAGAAGTTGTCGAGCCTTGTCTCGTCCAGCAAGAGCTGCAACATGGCGGGGTTGCGCTTCACCAGTCCCTCTACAGCAGAAGACCAGCCATTGATCTGCTCTTCACCCTGGCCTGGCAATCGCAGATGTGATGGTTGTTGGCTGATGCCTTGCACCATCGAGTCGATGGTGTCGTGGATCGGAGTCGATGGCTTGGCCGCCGCTCTGGTTGGGCTGACATTGCTCTTGGGGCGAGGCATTAGTTGCTCCTGTACTGCTGACCAGCTGCGGGGATATAGCCAAGGCCTTGACCCATCCCTCGATCATTGCCCCATAGCAGGTTGTTGCTGAGGCTCTCCTCTTCTGCGCGGATCATCTGCGATCTGGCGTACTGCTCATCCTGCGACGTGTACGTGTAGATCACATTGGAATTGATGAACCTGTCGCTATAGATCCGTGCAGCTCTGATGGTGATGTATTGCTGGGAGGCATGGGACAGGTCATCCCACTCCAGCTGAGTCACCATCTGATCAACAATCAACGTTTCGCAGTCGATCTGATAGCTCTGATGCTTGCGGTCATAGACCCTCTTGCCACGCACGACGTACTGGCAATCGGGATAGCGAGACGGCGAGAAGTTTGCCCTCAGTGAATTGCCAGGGATTGGGAACTGCCCCTTGCTGTCCTTCTGCAGCTCAACGGATTGATCAGTGTTGAACTGCCAGCCTTCAGCCTGAACATCACGATCCACTTCTTTCAGTGTGCGTGACGCCAAGGCAGCATCGCTGATCGTGTTGCCCCCAATATCACTGAGGCTGGAGACTGGCGCTTCCCCAATGACAGAGAGGAGCGTGTTGACGGCCTCAAGGAATGTCATTTTTTGCTCCTGCTTTTGGCGTTCTCAGGACCGCTGGGTTCGGTGACGGTGACCGACAGCGTTACCTGTTGCGTTGAATCACTTGCTGTCACGCTTGAGACTGTGCAGCGAACTGTTGCGAATCCTCCGGCATCCCCGCTGAGAGTGACAGTTTTCAGGTCGCGGCTGCCGGAGATGCTTGCAAATTCATTGCCTGATCTCACCGTCCACTTGTACGTCGCATCGTCAGCATTGCCATCGATTGCAGCGGTGATTGCGGTCGTCGCGTCTTTCGCCAGTTGAACATTGGTGCCGGTTACGTCAGGGCCGGTCGCGGTGACGTTTCCGATCGTCTTTTCGATTGGCTGTGGACCGGGATTCATACCGCTATCAACCATCACGAGGTCTGTCAGGCGGCTTGTGTCTTCGGCTTCCTTGGCAACCAAGGTCGGCTCGATGTCATGTTGCGCTGGTTCAGGTGCCATGGGATTTAGTTAAAAAGAAAGGGGCCGATTGGCCCCTGGTTTGCATTGCTTAATAAGAGCAATAGAACAATTAAGTTCCACTATTGTCGATGCGAACGCAACACTCAGGCCGAAGGACTCCTGCGCCAATACTATATTGAGCCTTCATTTTGGTCGAATTATACATCACGTCATAATCATTACCTGTCATGGACATTTGCAGGTCTTTAAGTGTTACCACGCCAATGCCATTGCGCTGGAATGCCAACATCTTTGTGTTGGTCATGTCGATAGCTGAATCGGTATCAGTGCCATTAAAGACATAGCCCTGTTCGCCAGCGTCCGCAGAGGCGTTGCCCTGCTTGTCGATGTGGTTAGAGCTGTAGATTGTGAAGCCCGCGAGCTTTGCAATCTGCCCTTCCTTGTAGGAACCATTGGCCCCTTGTTGGTTGAAGTCGAAGTTCACACTTCTGTCCGACTGGATCAAAGCATAAAAATACTCAGGGCAACAGCACAACACTCGGTTGTCTCGACTCACATCTTTTTCGTCCAGCGCCTGCGCTGCAGAGAAGACTGTTGCCACAACATCATTAGATGTGTAGGCGGCCTTATTGATGTCGATGACAGTTCCAGTGCGGAACGGTGCATCAGCTGCATCAGGCTTATTAGCAGTCAGGTCACCAGTGGAGGTGCCACCGCCGATAGCAATCAAGCGAGCAATACGCTTATCCATGGCCCTGGCTAAGGCCTCCCCAAGCTCAGTGCTGTATATGCTTCTCTGGTCCATATGCGACTTGGCCTCGTCAAGCGAGTAGATGTCACAGCAGGCAGTCAAGTAGTCATCTATTCGGATGACAACTTCGTTCTGCTGCATCCCTTCTTGGCTAGCAATGAATTCGCCAGGCGCGAATGAGGATGCCGTGAAGCGACCAGTCACGGGGAACTGTGCTGAACGCCCACTTTGAATGGTGCGCCTCATCACGAAGTCGCCGAACACGCACGTTCTCTTGAACGCTGTCAGCACCTCGCCACTAAACACCTTGAGGAATAGGGCATTGTCCTTTGCCCATGTTCCGGTGTCATTCTTGATTGAGCCCATCCGGCTCAGATTGGAAATGTCTCCTGACATTGTTGATACCAAAGTGTGTTTGCAGTTGATTGACTATGAGATGGTGTTTCTCCCAATCGCTGCAACTAGGTGTCTCACTCAGGAGGGCCAGAAGCAGACCTTATGGCGTCAGATCTGCTCCTGTTATACAACAATTGCGCTAGTCAGAAAACACGTTGCTTGCTATTAGCCTGGCTTCTACTTCTTTCACGTAAGCAGGATCTTGCATTGGCCCGTTTTGATAACGAGGATCTGCCATTGCCGCCACGACTTGTGCCTCTGAGGTAAAACCTTTCGGGCCTTCTGAAACAGGAGCGCGGCCACCAATGAGCCGAGGCTCATAACCAGTCTGGGTCATGTAGTCATACTGCATTCCTTTAACGGCGTTGATTGCACGGTCTTTGTCACCGCTTCTGATTGCAGCGTTGAACCACTCAACTGCCGCCTTGTCCATGTTCTGGGCTGCCCATGCAGCCATGGCGTGATATTTCTGCTCTCCTCCTGTTTGCTGGAAGATCGCTTCGACTACAGCTTTGGCCTGCTCCTGCTGTACGCCCTGCTGCTGCTGTTGCTGCTGCTGGACAGGCGGCTGAGAGGCCTGGGGTTCAGGTTGAGGCTCAGGTTCAGCCTGAGTGGAGCCACCTTTCAGCCTGCTGTACTCACCTTGAAGTGCCTTGAATGCACTGATCAGCTCATCAGTGGAGCCGTATTTGCCCATGAGCAGCTCAGACTCTTCGCCTGTCCGCTCGTCAACAAGCTCCTGCTTGGCCTGCTCAACCTTGGCGGCTTCGTCGATAGAAGCCTGCTCATCAAAAGAGCCATCGTTGCCAATGGATAATCCGCTGTTCATTTGTTGTTCCTATTCAGCGAATGAAGTTGTCTTTGACGATCATGAATCCACCGTCAGGCAGAGCCTTGCGGCGGGTGCCTGGAGGTAAATCAGAGTCCTTGCCCTTGGGGGACGGCAGCGGGCACTCCGGCTGCTGCTGCTCCTCCTCCACCTTGCGGCTCCGGCGGGACTGGGGTTGCTGTTGCGGATCCATTAGCGATAGCTCCTTCTGCTAATTGCTGCTCTAATTGTAACTGCTGTTGCTGTGCTTGTTCACTCTTTAACTCTGCATCTGTCTTGACTAGGCCATCAGTGTCAATGCCATCTGATGCAGCAAACCTGCGGATCAATTCACTGGGGTTCACATACTGAGTCAGCGCTTCTGGGCCAAGCGAAGCACCAATGGTTTGAATGAAGTTTGTAAGCCTGGCCTTGTCGTTGCCACGGCCAATTGCTTCTAGCCCTGTCTGCACAACAGGCTGCACTAAACCCTTCGGCATTTCAGGCAGAGCACCGTCCCTGCTCATCAGATGCATGACCCGCTTGATCAGCGGCAGCTGCAATTCGTGGGCCAGTACTGAATAAGTGCCGCCCAATCCTGCTTCAAGTTGAGTGGCCATCAATCTGATCTCTTCGGCTGTCACTCGGGAAGCATCGCGAGTTGCTGCCTCGTTATTCAGGAAGACAAAGTTCAGCCGCTTCTCGATAATCTGCATCGTTTGTAATGCAGTAGCAAAGTCACTTTGTTTCTGCACTTGCAGGAATTCAACATCAGCTGCATTACCTGCAACCACAGCGCCATTCTCTGCACGGCTGATGGTATCGGCCCTGGTCGTGCCGTTGGGATTAACCAACGCCACCGCCTTGGCTGCAATCAACGAGCCCTGAACAATCGCTTGGCTGAGTGATTCCAGCGACTGAAGATCTCCAAGTGCCTCCTCTACGATTCCCCTGCCGAACGCTTCGCCAGCTGTCCGGTGCAATCTGAGAACCAAAAACGGGCAGGCATCCATTTTGCTGAAGCCTGACTGTCCCTGAAGTTTGCGGCCGTCATATTCCTGGAACCACTCGCAGCGATCCTCGGAGGGATC